ACTATAGCAGACTTCCAGTTCTCTCCCCCGACTTTAGTCTTTCTAAGACGAATTTCCATATCAAAGCCTACATTATCTTTGCCTTCTTTTATCCAACCATTTCTCCTTACCTGAAGTAAAAAGTGGGCAAAGAACGACTGTGCTAAACCTCCTGGCATGTTATCTAGTGCAACAGGGCCCATTGATGACCTTACCTGATTAATTGCAACAAAGGCAGATCCATGTTGAAGATTAGGTAATAATTTAGGTAGTGCAGAGTTTACAAAGCGAGCTTGCCATGCCATAGGATTATAACTAAATTCTTCCTCTACAACAGTGGTAGGAACTAACCCTGCAATACTATCAAGAACAATAACATCGACACTATTTTGCATAAGAGTACGAACTATGTCTAGAGCCTCTTCCCCATTAGTTGGTTGAGAAACTAGGATTTTACTGGTATCAATTCCGCATTTAGCATACCAATCGCTATCCCAAGATAACTCAGTATCAATCCAAGCAGCTATTCCACCAGCTCTTTGGGCATTTACAACTATTTGACTAGCTAAATAACTCTTACCCACATTCGTTGGCCCATAAATAAGGGTCATTCTTTTCTTTGGAATACCTCCCCCTGTTAGTTGATCTAGAGCTGGGATCTGAAAAGGTATTCTTTCATAACCAAACTTTTTAGAATCCCCCAAATGAATGTTTAACTTATCATTTTTTAAAAGTTGGGCTATCGCCTCGTCAGCAGTATTCTTCATTAATTAGCCTCATCAAGCATATTCTCAAGTTTCTCATCAACCTGAGTTCGAATCACCTTCCACACACGCTCTGCAGCGTCTTTAGAGGTGTCTAATTGCTCTTCAATATCTAAATCAGTATCTATCTGATCTATTGACATATCTATCCTTCCATATTGATTTGTCGCCAAATCTCCAACCCTGAAGGTAAACCCTAGATGCATACTCACTTTAGCCATTTTTAGTCTCCTTTAATTCTCTATTGAATGTGTTATTAGAAAGCATAAGCCCAATTATTGCGTATCCAGCAATGTCTGTAAAAGTATCCACAGTAGATTCAGTCTTGGGTTCGTGACCAAACCATACAAGATTCATCAACCGATTAATCTTATCCCACAATCGAACTACTAAGCCCTGTTCTTTAAAGGCTAGGATATTCCCATGTCCATAATCATTTTGCTTATTAATTACCACTTGTGCTATTTGTAAGGCGGTTTCTCGACAGGCTTCTTCAAATGAATCTTTTGCCATAAGCTAACTCCAATCTATAAATTCGTTATCGACTACTGGGGCAGTGTTCCAATCAACGCTTTGTGAAAGATCTAATACAATATCCTTATGGAAGGTTTCAGGGTCAAAATCTTTTTTGGTAGCCCAAGAGGGGTAACATACTTCCATGTCCACCCTCAAAGGTATATCTAAGGAATTAGTTTCTAATAACCTTTTGATTTCCATTGGTATAGTATCTATTTCATCATCATGAATTTCACATATAATTTCATCATGAACCTGCAAAAGAACATGACTCTTTTTATCAACTAAGTATTTATCTATTTCAATCATTCTTTCACTAAGTAGATCTGCTGACGTTCCTTGTACTAGGTAGTTTACACCTTTGTAAGCCAGCTGACTTGGAATAACATACCTTCTACCATATCTATTTTTAATCCAACCACGCAAAGTAACTTTTTCAGCTGCTTTATCAAAAAACTCTTTAGAGCCTTCTAGCCCTTGAAAATATCTTTTTTTGTAAGCACCAGCTTCTTTAGGAGTTGTTCCCAATTGTTCAGAAAGCTTCTTATTACCAATACCATAGATAGTTCCAAAAGTTATCGCCTTAGCTAGTTGTCTATAGAATTTGAAATCTTTATCATCCTCGACAGCATTGAAAGCAAGTTTAGCAGCTTCTCCATGAAAATCTACATCATCACGATTTAACAGTTCATCAATTGTAGCATTTCTAAAGTAGCTAAGGAATACTCTAACTTCCATCTGACTGTAATCAAAACTAACTAAAGTATGGTTTTTTCTTGGGACAAACAATCTTCTAATAGCTAACTGATTACTATCTGAATCATCATAGTATTCATCACCAATAAAAGTCCAAGTTTGTAACACTTCATCAGATAAGTTCTCAAGAGCAGTTTGCCCTTTAGAAGATATTATAGCTGAGATCCTTTGTTGAATATTACTTCTAAGTTCATCGTTCAGAGGTGGTGTTGAAAGCTTAAAATGATTTCTTGGTATATTTTGCAGGTTAGGATCTCGACTTGATAACCTACCTGTTGATGTACCCCAGTTACAGAATGATGTATGCATAATATCAGACTCTAAATAAGGCTCTATATAAGTAGAACGTAATTTATCTAAAGTCCTATATTGTCGAATCAAACCTGCTATTGGATGGTTTATGTTCACAAGGGCTAGTTCATTCCAAGAAGAATTGCCTTTAGCTGTTTGTATAGGGGAATTTATACCTAATGTACTAAACATTTCTCCAATTTGTTGGGTTGAAGAAATATTAAACTCCATATCAGCTAACTTATAAATATCATTCCGAACTTCCTCTAAGCGGTGAATAATAGATTTCTGGGTTTTCTTAGCGTATTGTCTATCAATAGAAATTCCCTGTCTTTCAACATTGAATAAAACTGATGTTAGATCACACTCTAAGGTAAAGATTTGTTGTTGCCCAGTTTTTTCAATTTGTTTTAATGAATCCTGGTAAAGTCTAGCAGTCAGAGACACATCTTTTTTACAATACTCACCTAGCATATCAGGAGATGCTAAAGAAAAGTCTTTATTCCACTTTTTAGAACGGAGTTCTTTCTTTGTATCAATATCATATTGAATAGCAGTATCCCCATAACGCCTTCGACCAGTATTAGTAAGACTAAGTTCCTTAATTTCAGAGTCTTCAATTAATCGTATCATAACGATAACATCAATCAATTTCTGATCCCCAATTTTTAAACCGTCATTCTCTAAGAAATGTAGATCAAATTTTATGTTATACCCAATCAATGTGGGAATAGTATTTAAAACTTCTATTAATTTCTTATAAGAACGGTATTCCAGATTTTCTCCCTGATGATGGCGTATAGGATAATATTGCATTAATCCCATAGGATCTGCTTCACCAACGCCAACACCACAGATCTGATGACTACCATAAGAATCAAGCCCATTAGTTTCTACATCGAGAACGATGGTTTGATCCCTCTGTATAATTTCTTTTAGGAGATCTAAGTGATTTTCAAATGTTTCATTAGTTACGATTGACATCTATAATATCCAATTTAAAATTTTGGTGCTCTGATTACAAATGGCTCAGCTAGTGGCTGAGCCATTTGTAAAAAGATGAGTATCAAGCAAGTCTAGAAAAGGGAGTCGTCATTTTTCTCAGAACTAGTGCTTTCAATATTAGTTGGGGGTGGATTACCATATCTTTCAAAGAAATATTCCCTTACTGTAGGTAACTCATCTACTTCAGCAACTCTATCTGATGGAACTTCCTCTGGTCTTGGGGTAGCTGTTATTGCATAAGAAGTGTCATAAGCACCAGTACCAGATCGTTTGATTCTAATAACACCTTTATTTAAGGCACCCCAATCTGAGTAAACCTCTACTAATTGATTCCAAACATAGTCACTTCTACCAAATCCTAGAGAAATAATTTTATAATCATTCACATTTTCTCGGAACATCCTACGTCCATTTGGACCCTCGATTTCTTCCCAAGTATCATTTCTCTTTTCAGCATGGATAATGCTGTGCACATAAGCCCAAAAAGCAAACTTATGGCTAGGCCTTGTATCTGCTGGAACACTACTAGCATCTACACTGTCATCTTTCAAAATATTAGTCCACCTATTCCCAACTCGGAAGGTGTACACATAAAGATCATCTAACAATGTATCGTTTTCATCCCCAGTTGCAACAGAGGATAGAAAAACTTGATCCCCATCCTTAAACCAAATCTCTCTACTTTGATTACGGTCTTGTGGGTTTGGACTTTTAACATCATCCCTAGTTTTTTGAATTCTACTAATACCAGACATTTTATCTCCTTTTACCAATTTGTTCTATTTTTAACCAATTCATGTAAGACGTTAGTTTGACGTATCTCTTGTATGTCTTTTACATTTTCTGGTAAGTTTAAGTATGATAACAGAAAACCATCCTTTAAGTCAACGGTGGCTTTAGAAATTCCCTTACGACCAGCCTCATCATTGTCCAAAGCTAAAATAATTTCAGTAGGTTGGATTGCACTAACCAAAGCAACTTGAGCCTTTGACATTATAGCTCCCAAAATTCCTACTGCTGTGTACCCATGTTGATCCAACCACATACAATCCAAAGCTCCCTCAACTATAATCAAAGTATCAACAGTTTTAGGCAAACGGTTTAGTCCAAACAAAGTTTTAGACTTCTGAAAACCTTTTGAATACAGATATTTTGGGTTTGCTTGAACTCTTCTAGAGATCCAACCCAAATCTTTTCCAACTCTATTTTTACAAGGTATTATTAAATCATTATACTTGTTTGACTGACAATCCCATGTGATTAATGTGGAAGTCTGAAAGCCTCTCTTATAAATCCAATGATCAGAAGGAATTTCATATGTCCAAACTTCATTAGAACTAACTGTTTTAACGTCTTGAATATACGAACCGGTTAATTCAGGTTCAATTTCTCGTGCTAAATCATCAAGAAAATTATTAAAATCAGTTTCAAAGTCAAACCCTAAATCTGGGGACTCAAACTCTACCCGTATTTCATGCCAAGGTTTTCCTGATAACTTCCAAATAAAGGATTTTAGACTACCTTGTCCGCATCCTGCAAAACAGATCCACATACCCTTTTCAATATTGATTGAACAAGATTGTCGTCCATCTTCATGAAAAGGGCAGTGAATAATAAATTGTTCTTCACTTGGAACTTGTACCCCATATTTAGTTAATAAAGATCCCCAATCCATTAACGATCCCTCTTATTTTTCCTCAAAAAAAGTACAACTTCATTTTGATACCCATAAGCATCAACAGCTATACCTCTTTTAATATCCCCTATAGTTATAGGAATTGGTGTTTTACTCACACCTTTACTTGTCAGATACTTAACAACAATCTGATCTTCTTCTTCCAAGGCACTACTACCATTAAACCACTTGAAAATACTCATAATTTTCTCAGCCTCCTAAAAATCTCCCCATTCAAAATTGGGTAATTCTTCAATTTCTCCAAAGTCTATTTTCCAATCCATGACAGTATAATCTATTGGTAATTCACCATCTCTATATTTTTCAAATTGTATAAGTCTTTTATCTGGATAATCTTCAATCAAAGCCATCCCAAAAACTGCGTCTGCCGCCCTAATCAAAGCATCTCCGAAAGCTACTTGATCTGCTTTTGGGGCAATAAACTTATTTCCAGCTTCCCTATTAGCTTGGGTAGAAACAACTATGGGGGTATTCATTGAAGTTGCTAAATTCTTTAGCCCGTAAAAAAGAGTATGTGATTGCTCCCACATAGCTTTTTTGTTATCAGAAGTTGATATCAAGTAAACACCATCAATGACTACAAACTCAGGACTGTGTTTTCTGATTAAACTAGCAATTGATTCGAGTGACATTCCTACTCTTCCTGCAATATGATCACAGACTAATAAAGAATTATTGTTAGTCTCTTCTAAGAATTTTGCATATTGTTGTTCATCAATAGCTTCCCCTCTACGTAGAGCAGTGTGGGAGATTTTATACCCCATCATATTAGCTAAAACCACATCTAGACGCATATTGATAGTTGAACTAGGCATCTCAGTAGAGATGAGAAGAGTTCTAAATCCATTTTTTACAGCAACTGCAGCCGTGTGAACACAAAGCCAAGTCTTTCCTACTGATGGTCTAGCAAACATTGCAATTAATTCACCTGGCATCCACCCAACTCCAGAACGATTAACACTTTTAAACGATGTTGGGATACCCATTAAGCCATCACCCATTTTTCGTTTCTCTGTTCTA